CTGTTACAGCAGAACCTAATATTGGAGATGGATTTTTTCGACCAAAAGCTTCAGCGGAGGTAAACGCTCCAATAAATTCTTTTTTTTATTCAACAGACCAAAATCAATTAGCATATAAAGATTCGTCAGGTGTGATAAGTTACATATTTTAAGAGGTTACAATGTCATTTACGCTTCCATCAAAACCTAATAACTGTATAGTTGATATAAGGTCTTATCATAACACTTCTGATGGTCTTGATATTAATAATTTTGGTATGTATAATCTTGCAAATACATATAACCCTTCAAAGGCTGCTGATAATGCGACAATTGAAAATTTGAATCAGGCAATTTTAGGCGATGGCGATAACACACCTTATCATGTAAGACTTTTAGGTGATGGATTAAGTAAAATAAGAATACCTTACTCCCAAAATTTAATGTTGAACACTAAGTTTTCAATAGAAATAACATGTTCTATCGAAGAAGATATGGTAGAGCATTATAATTCTTATGCATCTGTGTGGTATTTTTGGATAAAAGCTATCTTTACAGGAGTAGGTTGGTTTAAAAACTGCATGACAGGCGCAAGGGCTTGTTTGAGAAAAGACAAAATTCATCATCTTGTTATAACTTATGACGAGAATTATAATTTAGTGGGATATAGCAATAAGGTACAAATAGGATGGGAAATAAATCCAACCAAAATAAATAACGTAAATACTTATGATTTTGAGCTTATTTCTTTTGAGAATAAACCAGTAAAAATATATAGTTATCGTTTATATGACGAAGTTCTAACAATGAAAGATGTTTGTGATAATTATGAAATAGCTTTTAAAGATAATCAAAGAACTGAAAATATAGTAACTATTGAAAACGAAACAATAAAAACTTTACCTCAATCAAGCTTTATAAACTCAAATTGGTTTAATGCTAATAATTCAGCAGGAACAACCAATTTGATGATACAAAATAATCAATTAAAAACTCTTGCAGACTTTACAAAATTTTTAGGAATAAAGACGCTTAGGTTTCCTTCAGGTGTATATGTTGCTTCATTTTTTTGGGATATACCTTACAACGATTTAATCGAAGGATTTAATAATTGGACTTTTTGGAGAGCTTCTTATCTCAAAAACATTAGTCGTGAAAATATGTGGTTTGTCGACGATATACTGGCTTATTGCCGAGAGCATAATTTAAAAATAATAATGCAAGTTAATAATCATGCTTATTTTGACAAAGAAACAAAAACAATTAGTTTTACAAAAGACGGAACTCATTTATTAACAAATACTGATTTTCCAACAGGCAACGGTGGCAATGTAGATTGGGAATTAGTTGATAAAATGGCTGTATCTGCCAAAGAATTGGTGCAATATATTTATGATTCAGGAAATGCGGATTTAATTGCTTATTGGGAAATTGGCAATGAAGATTATGCTATTGGGGCTTATAGTAATTATTTCTTAGCTTCTGAATATGCACAAATAGCTTCTGTTTTTATCGAAAAAATGCGTGAAGTTGATTCTGATTTAAAAGTAATGCTTACTTTTACTGAAGGAGATTCAGACTATTGGGCTTATTATGTAATGGGACATGCTTTTGGAGAAGACATGCTTGCATCAGGGCATTTGGATAATTATAAAAATGATGAGAACATATATTATGCACCACATTATTATTACTCTGTTGCGTATGAAAAAAGCTTAGGTCAAATACCTTCTGACAATCCAACTTTTAACACATTTGAAGGTTGTATTGACCAAACATTAAATGGACACAATATAATAATCAGAGATAATTGTTATAGAACTTTAATTAATGGCGGTGTAACTAACCCAAAAATAATAGTTGGAGAATTTAACGCTTTTAATTTGTCGGATAGAAATATGTCCTCATACTTAGGAGCTTTGGCTAATACAAGAACTATATTGTCAGCAGTCAATACATTAGGTTTTATGGAACTCTGCCATTTTGAATTATTAGATGCTTACACGACTTCAAGTTCTAAATTTTTATCTGATTCTTTTGGTGTTCTGCTTAGAACTTTTGAAACAGATAAACTAAAATCCTTTATCCTTTTACCAACAGCTCACATCATAAAGTTATTTAATAAATATATTTATAAAAATGTTTTAAAGACTGAATCCAATAATCATAATGTAGAAATTGCAGCAACTTATGATACAGGCAAGATGTCTGTAATTATTGTAAACATAGGTTCTGATAGAACTATTAATTTGGATTTACCTTCTAATTGTGAGTTCAAGAAAAGTATTGTTATTGGCGAAGGATTACCGCTAGATTATAATGTTTTAAATATTAATGACAGCGAGGCTAATCCTTCTGAAATAAGAAAAATTTCTTATAATTTTAATAATCTTAGTATTATTAACAATTCGGTAGAGCTAAAAGCCAATACTATTAATATTTTACTCTTTAAAAGGACATAAGTTATGACTGGTAGAGAAAGAATAAAGCAAAATCAAATAAAAGGCTTGACAGGTGACTTGTTAAACAAAGTTGAAACATCTGAATATAATTCAAAAGTAAATCAAGATGTTAGAGATACAGCAAGTCCAGTTTTTCATGGAATAGATATTCAAGGCTCATCGTCAAACGAAATGATAAACTCATGGATGGGGATTAATTTCTATACAGTAACAAAGCCAGTTGCTCCAACTCTTTCTCTTGTATTAGACGCTTCTGGGTTGTTGGGAGTAGGCGCATATAGATACTATATTACCTATATTACTACTGTAGGCGAAACCAATCATGGCACAGTCGCCTCGATTACAACAGATGCGAGTCATAAAAAAGTAACCATAACTGTTCCAGTATCAACAGACCCTAGGGTAACTGGTAGAAAAATATATAGAACTGCTGTCGGACAAGCAGATTCATTTCAGTTATTACTTTGTACAATAAACGATAATGCAACTTCGACTTATGAGGATAATATCGCAGATGCTTCTTTATCAGCCGGTACTTCTCGTTGGTGGTCGCCAAATACCACAAGTAATTTTATTACGGTTGGAAATAATAGGTCTATAATACTGGACCAAATGGCTACCACGTTAGGTTTTAATGCAGGATTAAATATTACAGGAGCAGGAGATGCGACCTTTATAGGAAGTCAAGCAGGGCAAAGCATGACTACTGGGTCATATAATACTTTACTAGGTTCTAATGCAGGGTACTCATTAACCACTTACAACTGGAATACACTTATAGGTAGATATGCAGGTTATAATACCAATCAAGGATATAATACTGCTGTCGGGGGAAATGTTTTATATAATAATACAGGTGGTTTTTATCATACAGCAATTGGTTATCAAGCAGGATATTCAAACACAACAGGTTACGGGAGTGTTTTTGTAGGGAATCAAGCAGGGTATTACGAAACAGACTCCCAAGTACTAATGATTGATAACACAACAAGGGCAAGCAAAGCTGACGCTAAAGTAAAGGCTCTAATTTATGGTAAATTTAATACCGATACAGCAAGTCAATTTTTGAATGTAAATGGAACATTTCAGGCAAATTCTTATAAATCCTCTGACGGCTCAGCAGGATTAACAACCACTGTTGCATTGGCAAAAATAACATCAGGCGGTACTGACGGAAGTTTAACATTTAAAGATGGTTTATTGACAGCAAAAGTTGACCCAACGTAGGAGGTTTAATATGGCTTTAAATATGAATTTAGGGATAAATATAATGAAGTTTGAAAAAGGAGATGTTGTATTCTTTAGTAACAACAACATAATAAGCTGGTTGATTGAATGGGGAACGAATGGGCAAACTTCACATGTTGGAATAATGATAACGGATGAGATAATGGGAGAATTTGTCAATCCACGATATAAAGAAAGAAACATAAAAGATGTTATAAAAGATAAAAATAATCATATATTTGTTGGAAAATTATCAAAAACAAACAGAGAGATATTTAAAAAAAACGAATACAGATTTGATGAATTAATAAAGCAATCAAAAAATAAAGAATACGATTTCCCTCAATTGCTAACAATAACTTTATCACAATTCTTTACCTTTATAAAATTTAAAAAAGATACAAAAAAATATTTTTGCAGTGAATTTGCAACAGAGTGCTTTATCGTCACAAATATACTAAAAGATATTATACCCTCTAAAATAAGTCCAGACAATTTATTGGATATGTTTAAAAATAAAGAGTTTGGAAAAGTATTTATATTATAAAACATGGCTTGGCATTCATTTTAAGGAAAGAACAATGACAGAAACATTATTTTCGATTTTATCGACAAGTGGTTTACCATTGGCAGCGTCCATATTTATATTAAGCTTAATAATAATAGCAGGAATGATTGTGTATTATCTTAATAGAAGAATAGATAATCTTAAAACTGATTTGAAAGAAGATTATGCTAAAAAAATAGATTTGATGGAACATCAAAAATGTTGCAACAAAGATGAATTAATATCTAATGTATATGACAGATTAGAACATTATATGGACAAATTAGATAAAAAAATAGATAACATGACAGATAAATTTTATGTAGAAATAAAATCAATAAATGAGAATATAACAAAAATACTAACAAATAAATAAGGAGCATAAAATGGGTGGAATAAATTTTGATAATATGAAAAATGCAAGCAGTGCAGGGATAGATAATTCTGCTGATATAGAAGCAATAAAAAATAGTTTAAGTTCTTCAATGGGGAGTGACTTAGGATTAATACAGGATGCTCTCGGCACATCAGCCGACCCAGCAAACACAGATAGTACAAGCGAAACATCAAGTTTGCTTGCTAATATTAAAGGTCTATTAACAAGGCTAGGTAAAAAAAGTTTAGTAGCGAAAGTAAAAATAACGCGTCCAAACGATACACCTGGTGCATACACGATAGGAGATATTATCAACACCGCTACTGATGCAAATACGCTAATTCCATTAGATTTAACATCGTATGGAGTAGTTACGGGTGATATTATTCAATTTTCAAAAGTTATGCTAGAAAGTTCCAACGGAGCAGCAAGCCCCCTTTTGTCTGCTATAGTACAAATTTTTAACTTTAATTTAACAAATTCAGATATGATTTCTGGTGGAGGAGTGGGCGACCATGCAATATTTAAACCGCTAGGCGCATCAATATTAGGATTAGACAAAGGTAAAGCTGTATTTTCTAGTCTTATAGAACCTATACAAACAACAGTTCAGAATATTTCTACAGGTTTTTATGGGTATAAACAAACAGGAATAGCAGACCAATTAACAGTAGGTGCAAATAACACTGTCTGGATAGCAGTTATAGCTAACAATGCCTATGTGCCGATAGCAAACGAAGATATTTATATCAAAATTGAGGGTTATTTACTATGATTTTTAATAATATCAATAGCAAGCTTAAAATTTACCCGCAAAAAACTTGTACTCTTACTTACAATTATTCAACGACATTAATTGGAAGTCCTGCAACGCTTCCTGATGTTGAGCCTGTTGGAAGTCCGCAAATTTCTTACACAGTAGAATTGGGGCATTATCCAACGCTAACTGGAGATTTACCTAAAAGTATAGACTATGTAGGTTTTTTACTTGCAGGATGTCTTAATGGGAATGGAAGCTCCGCGAGAACTTTAAATTGGCGAGTAAAACGAAATAGCACAAGCATTGGGAACGGCTCTCAATCTGTAGCAGCTAATAATAAAGCTAATCTTAATTTCTGTAGTTTAAGTGGAGCAAACAAACCTACTGTAGGCGATGTTTTAGAAATTTATTTATGGTGTACTGAATCCGCTTTAGATATGCAATTAAATAGACATTGTTTAGGCATTGTACCAACCAAATTTAAACCTGTTAATGATAGTAATAAATTATTAGCCAACATTGTGTATAGCAATGCTGTTACTACCATTGCTAATTTTAACCCATATGCTAGTGGGATAAAGGGTCTTAATAAATATTTTTCAGGAACAAATACTACTAATTTCTATACTAATGCTAACACAGGAACATCTTCTGGATTACTATTAGATGGCGAAAATAACACTTACGGCATTTTGTCAAGTGCTATAGACTCAGCACCTTTAAATAGCGTGGCTGTTGATGCTACTAACTACAACGCAAGTAATGTTTATAGACCTAATTCAGTTTCATGGCAGGAAACCAACATGAGGTACTCAGGATAATGATATATAAATGTAAATATTTCAATATAAAAGAACTCGTCAGCGACAAAGTTTATAATTATTACTTTCCCAAGTATGGAGAAAATTTCATATGGTCTTTTTTTGATGAATCAATATTGAAAGAATTAGACATAATCAGAGAAACATGGAATAGTGGAATAAAAATAAACGACTGGCACAATAGAGGTCAATATCGTGAATCTGGATTGAGATGCAATATTGACAGTTTAGTAAAATCTAAAAAAACACCCTATGTCTCTGCTCATGTTTTAGCAAAAGGTTTTGATTTAAAGCCCATAAATGGAAACATTGAAGGCTTGAGAAAACATGTTGAGAATTTAATAATTAATAATAAATTAAAATTATTCAGAAGAATAGAAGATAAAAAATCTGCTAAAACATGGGTTCATGTTGACTCATTTAGAACAGCAGACAATAAACTAGAAATATTTTCGGCATAGATATAGAGGTCAATAATATGAACAAATTACCAAATGGTGCAATGGGCAAAGAATTAATATTAGATATTCATGATTGCAGTGAAGAAACATTAACAAAAGAATCTCTGGATAATTTCTTTATAGAAATGTGCAAAGAGATAGACATGCAAAGAACAGAGCTTTTCTATTGGGAATATTCACAGGACGCAAATAAGAGCGAAGAGGAGTTCAATCATTTAAAAGGTTGGAGTGCAGTCCAGTTCATATTAACGTCCAATATAACAGCCCATTCTTTTGAGGTTGACCGAAAGATGTCTTTAAATATATTCTCTTGCAAAGATTTTAACGAAAGCGATGCTGAAAAGTTTTGCATTGATTATTTTAAAGGCAAATTAAAAAACTCAACTTGCATTCTAAGATATTAATAGATTAATATCAATCAATTCAAAATCTAAAAAATTATCACAAACCTTGTATATATTAATGTGTTTTTTAAATTTATATAATTTATCAATCATTATATCGTATCTTTTTCCAGTTTTGTGTTCTTTTAAAACTATTCCCTCTGGAATATTATCATAAAAATGATTCCA